GGAATGTATCCTGTTAATGACCCGCAAGCTTTGTATCAGCCACGGCCAGACACAACGTATGTAACTGCGGGTTTGAATGTGAATAATAATTTAACGGGTGGTTCTAGAGACATCCAATGGGGTTGGAATCCAGTAGGTGGCTCAAGTCAATATGATGCATATTTAACGCCAAACTACTTGGTAGCAACGACATTTGTTGGTACAGTAACGATAACAGTTTCATAGGAGCTAAACATGGCATATACACGATCAGCAGACGGCATCGCAAAAAAAGGTAAAACCGAAGGTAAAAACTTAGGTGATAGCGGTCCTAAAGCTAAAATTCAAATGGGCGGGAAAACGACCGCTGGAGTAACTGGTATGGAAATGCGTAAAGTAGGCCGTAATATGGCTCGCGCTAACAATCAAAAACGAGGTTAATCATGGCTACATACAGCAAAAAAATGATGGGCAAAGAAATTGGCGATGCCATGGTATATGCTGAACCACACACAATGAAGGGTAAAAAAGTTACTCCTCAAGAAAATCCCGGTTCTCCTCCTAACATGAGTCGAGCTGATTCATACAATATGTCTGTAGGCAACATTAACAAATCTTCTGGTGGTGAGCCAAAGACTTCAGGAATTAAAATGCGTGGCACTGGTGCAGCTACTAAAGGTTTAATGTCTAGAGGACCAATGGCTTAAACATGGCAATCACGTATACACAACTCGTTGCTGCGGTACAAGACTATACGCAAAATACGTTTGATACAACGACTATAAATACGTTAATCAAACAGGCGGAGCAACGTGTGTACAACACGGTGCAGATCGCTAACTTGCGTAAGAATGTAACGGGTACATTAACGACAGGCGTAAAGTATTTATCCTGTCCTCTTGATTTTTTGTCTACGTATAGCCTAGCAGTTTATCCATATAACAGCACAACAGCCACTGGGACTTCAGGTTTAAGAACAATAACTGTCTCAAGTAATACTGGAATTGCTGTAGGTCAACAAGTAACTGGTACAGGTATTGGAACTAATTGCCAAGTAAGAAGTATCAATGGAACAACCATAACATTAACAGTTGTTAATGTTGGAACAGTTTCTGGAACCATTGTGTTCCAAGGTGACTATTTGTATTTGTTAAACAAAGATGTTAATTTTATGCGTGAAGCATATCCTTTGTCAGCATATGCATCGGAACCTAAACATTACGCTATATTTGGCCCAAGTTCATTGGATGTAAATGAATTAACTTTCATTGTTGGCCCTACACCAAATGCCGCATATAACGCTGAATTGCATTATTACTATTATCCAGAGTCAATTGTTACCGCAAACAATACATGGCTTGGAGATAATTTTGATTCAGTTCTTTTGTATGGTACTTTAGCTGAAGCTGGTACATACATGAAGAGTGGCCCTGATGATGGTATGTACATGATGTACCAAGAACGATATGTTCAAGCTATTGCGCTTCTTAAGAACTTGGGTGATGGTAAACAACGTGGTGATGCTTATCGTGATGGTCAAGTTAGGGTTGCCGTATCATGAGTATTGTACAAACCCAAACAACAAGCTTTAAAGCTCAGTTGTATCAAGGTATTCACAACCTTACAACAGATCAAATTAAGATTGCTTTGTACACTGCTGCCGCAAATATAAACCAAGATACAACCGTCTATTCTTCAGTTAATGAAGTAGTAGCATCTGGATATACTGCTGGTGGGTCTATTTTGACTCCTATCACTGTTAATTCATATAATTACACAGCTTATGTTGGGCTTCCTAATGTTTCTTGGAATGCCGCTATGACAGTTAGGTGTGCCTTGATTTATAACGTAACTCAAGGTAACAAGTCTGTAGCTGTGTTGGACTTTGGTTCAGACAAAACATCAAACAACGTTTTCACCATCACAATGCCGTCAAACACATATACTACGGCGTTAATTCGCAGTTCAAACTAGGAGTCACTATGACAAACGAAACTCAAGGATTTGGAGATAACGCATTAGTTACTCTACAAGCCAACGCACAAGTGCCAGAAGGTATGGGCATTGAAGGTTGGTATCACGTAGTCTGCCATGACAAAGATGGTAACTTCAAGTGGGAAGATAGGTTTCCTAACCTCGTGGTAGCTATTGGCAAGCAGTTGATGCTTGATACGTTATTAAGAACATCAGGTACTTACACAACGGTTGGGCCATTCTTGGGGCTGACTAAAGTATCTTTAACTCCCGTGGCAACCGATACGATGACCACTTTGGTGACTACCAATGCGGCTGAGTTTACCAATTACACGGTTGGTGGTTCAGCAGTACGTGGTACGGCGGTGTTTGCAGCATCTACATCATCAGGTTCTACCCCATCTAACGTCACAACAAGTGCGGCTACGGCAATTACCTACACCATCACGGGTGCGGGCGGTACAGTTTATGGATGTTTCTTGGTTGCAGGCACAGGCGCTGTAAGCACACAAAGCTCTACCGCAGGTACTCTGTACTCTGAAGGTAACTTTACAACAGCCAAGACAACAACCGCAGGTGATACCGTATCAGTGACATATAGTACAACTGCTACAAGTTAAGGGGTCTTAAATGGCTTTAGTTGTAGCGGATCGTGTCCAGCAAACAGGGACGGCGAATACCACAGTAAGCTTTACCTTAAGCGGTAGCGTATTGGGGTTTCAGTCGTTTGCTGTTATTGGCGACACGAACACCACTTATTATGGCGCTACAGACATTTCAGGAAGCTGGGAAGTGGGGGTTGGTACATACTCTACAACAGGGCCAACGCTTACCAGAACTACAATCCTAGCCTCCAGCAACTCTGGAAGTGCGGTCACATTTAGCGGTACGGTTACTGTATTTGTAACTTATCCGTCTGAAAGGGCTGTCTATCAAGACAACAACATCACAGGGTTTGCCCCAGTATTAGCGGCTACAGACGGCTTGGTGACCAACAACATGACCATTGGAACATCTTACACAATCCCTTCAGGGTACTCAGCTAGTTCAGTTGGGCCAATTACTTTGAGCAGTGGTGTGTCAGTAACTGTGCCGTCAAGCAGTAGATGGGTGGTTTTGTAATGTTTGGAATTACCACATTTGCCCAGTCACCCTTTGCCTCATTGGGTAGTATTGGCTTTGTGGCTGCAATAACCGAAAACGTGGTGATGGCAGACTCAAGCACCCAAGCATCTCAGTTTTATTTTGTGAACTCAGACGGAACCACGGTAGGGGATGCTTCGAGCATTTTGGCTCAGTTTGCCGCTTCATTTACAGATAATTTAAGCATAGCTGATGTCATATCAATAGCGGCTCAGTTTGCTGCATCTAGGGCGGAAGCCACCACAATGGCTGATGTTTTGGCTATTACTGAGCAGATTGTTTACACGGCTACGGAAGCAATTACCTCCGGGGACTCCAGCACACAGGCATCCGCTTATCTACAGTCCTTAGCAGAAGCGCTGACAGTCGCCAACATAAACACAATAGCAGGTGGTTTTGCTACCAGCTTGACAGAAAACATCACATCCGCAGACTCAAGTACGCAGGTATCGGCGTTCCTACAGAGCTTGGCTCAGGGTATTACGATGGCTTCGGTAGAGGCAATCAGCACGATTTACCTGTTCACGATTGTGGAAGATAGCGCAGTCGCAGATCCGATAGCCATTAACAGTATATTTAACCTAACCATTGCCGAGGGTGCAAGCCTTGCTGACGCAAACACGGCTATTTTCAATGCGGCGCTCAGTATTATTGAGAATGTATCAATGGCTGATAGCACTTTAGTGGTTGGCTGGTTTTTAATAGATGACAGCCAGACTCCTTCGTGGCAAAATATAGGGAATGGGCCAGCAGTAACTTGGACAAACATAGATACTGTTACTTCGCCAAACTGGACACCAATTACAGGATAAAACATGGCAGATCTAACCCCAACAACGAATCTAAGCTTACCGCTTATTACCACAGGTACACAATCAGGTACTTGGGGTTCGGATGTTAACAATGGCTTAACAGCTTACTTAGATATTTGTATCGCTGGAACACTATCTCTAACATCAGCATCATTTACATCTAATGCTTTAACTCTTGCCAATACCGCAGGTAACAGTTCATCCGACAACATCAGCACAACCACAGCCCAGTATTACATTCTTAAGCTGAGTTCTTTGGCTGCTGGGGTAACGATTACTGCGCCATCGACAAGCAAGTCTTACATCATCAACAATACAGATAGCACTTACGGTTGTACGATCAAGGCATCTGGACAGTCGGGCGTAACGATTGTGGCGGGCGAGAAAGCTCTGGTTATCTTCAATGGCACAGACTACATCAAGGTCAGCAACGTATCAGGATCAGGTACATTTACCAGCTTGACTGCCACGGGTGCGATCACATTCAACACGACCACGAACAATCAGTCCTACACAACAACAGGCGCAGGGACAATAACGATAAGTTCTGGCACGCTGGGTACGATCAACAACATGAGCATCGGTGCAACGACTCCATCAACAGGAGCGTTCACTACATTAAGCACAACAGGCAACGCAGTATTTGGTGGTACAGGGGCGATTACAGCACCAGCGGGGACAACAGCTCAACAGCCCGGATCCCCTGCAACAGGTATGCTTCGGTTCAATACAACCAGAGTAACATTTGAGGGTTACAACGGCACGGCTTGGGCATCGGTTG